ATGCTAAACAACAATTGCTCAACGTGCTTTGGATTGTGATTTTGCTGCCTACCAAGCGTTTTAATTGGTGTTTCGTAGGCATATGCTTCAACAATCTCAAGCAATCTTGGAATGTCATATCTTGTTGCTTGTCTTATCATTTAGAACCCATCACCACCACCGCCAGAAGTGGTGTCAATTGTTACTGTTGTGGTTTCGCTAGATTGCGTTTGCGATTTAGGTGGCGATCCAAAATCAAAGTATTGATTTGAGATTTCAGCCACACGATTCATGGACGTATCGTTCGGATAGATGAATTGCCAGTTGCTTGTATTTGTTCTCACGCCAGACAACCTGTTCTCCAGAACACGGCGCATTGAAGAACAAGCAATAGAACAAGTTGCAATTCTTTGCCTAAGTTCTGTATTGAAATCTTCAGTGATTGAAACGCTGTTAATAATGCCTTGGTAGCGTTTAAAGAACTGCGTAGTAGGTGAGGTAATGATTTGATTGTTGGAGTCTAGGAAGCCCCTCCAAACCTCTACAACAGAACCTTTAATTTCATTGCCAAGGATGATGCCAATATTAGTTGGGTCAATGCCTGTCAAGGCAATCGTCATGTCATCAGAAGTCGCTTTAATGTCGCGTTGAACATCGCCAACATTGAGTAAAGCACCAAGATTTGAAAATGTAATGCCATCAACCGTAACAGGTGCAGCAGCATTGCAAAATGTATAAACAGTAGCAGCATTCCCCACAGTGAGTCGTACAAACTCAGCATGGATGATTTGAGGGCCGTTAACCGCATAGATAGTTGTCATGTTATGTATTCCCGGAAAACGAATGGCGCATCCCACTGAACATAAGCTCCATCCGTCATTGGATTAAGAGTATATGTCGGGCAAGCTTCAGCCACAACAGTAAATGTACATGCATTACCAATGTAAACAGTTGTGCCGGAAGTAGGTGTGCCAATCAATGGACGATTGATACCTACAGAAGAACCAGCAGAATCGGCTGTAATCTTGTAGCTGTATCCATTAATCATAATGAAGTCACCAGCCTTGAATGTGCCATTAGAGGTCAATGCAAGTGTCTGAGTGTTAGGTGTTGGCGTACCATTCAAAGTCGCTGCTGTAGCCGTTCCTTGCATCTTGGTGAACCAAGACAGGTTAGAGCTATTGAAGGTAATCGTTTCAGGCAACTGACGGTCTTTGTTGTCGATGGCCTGAATGATGCTGCGAACCTGTGGGTAGTACAGATACTCATGTGGCTGGATGGTAAACACCCAAGGCACAGCGGTTAGGTATTGCGCCACAGTGATGTAGCCAGACCTAGCAACCTGTTGACCAACAGTACGGCGATTGTTCACCGTCATGGATTGCTGAATTTCAAAGATGGTTTGGAAGCTCATGCTCGGCCCCTGTTAACTGCCAGTGATTTACTTGCGTATGCATTTGCCGCCCAAATAGCATTAGAACTGCCAAGCAAGCGGTCCTCAAACGATTTGGTGTCAATAGCATTGATGTAATTGTTGGTGACATTTGTAGTTCCGCCTGTGCTGCCCATTTTGTTGTTAGGAACAATAGTTCCTGAACCAGAAGGCATAAACAACTCTGGACCTTTTTCTCCAACAATGTATGGCGTATTTGGAGAAACAGCACCACCAGAAGCTCTTCCTGCTGGATTAAAAACATGCTCCGCAATACCACCGCTAAGGTTGTAAGAAGAAGAAGACATTGCACTTGCACCAAACATCATGCGAAGAATCGCAATAGCTTGAGCCTTCATTTGAATGGCAATCAAGTCTTGAATAACGCTACGGGCAAAGTCCTTCATTGAAAGCTTGCCAGTCTTAACAAAGTTATCAATAGCAGAAGACATATTGCCCCATACGCTATCAAAAACTTGTTGTGTTCGTTTTGTACTGTCTTCTATTGTGACAAACATTTTTGCCATTTGTTCTTGGCGTTCAATCTGCTGAAGATTAAATTGTTTGTCTGGTCCTTCTTCAACTTCTTTGCGCTTTCTAGCGTACTCCAAAGAAATCTCAGCAAGACGCTGTTCCTTTTCTGTTGCGTAAATCATTTGGTTTTTCAATTCCAATGACTCACGCTGATACTCCATATCTTTTGTTTTAGACTGATTACTTGTACGAATAGCAGCCAAACGATTGTCTTCTGCAACTTCGGCATCAGTAATTTCTTTTTGAGTACGCAAATATTCATCAAGCTCTGAAAGCCTATTTTTTTCGCGAATTAAACGAATCTTTTCTAACTTCTTTTCCTCAATCAAAAGCTCTTCAGCAGCAAGCTGACGGGCAAGCAATCCACCCATCGCCCGTTTTTCTTCATCGCTCTTTGCATTAAATTCAGCCCGTTTTTCAGAAACTTGTTTTGCGGCGTCTAAATCAATTTTTTGAATTTCATTGGCTGATTTAAGAGCTTGCGTGTATCGAATTTCGGCTCTTACTTTTTCGGTGGCAGCAATGATTTGTTTTTCTTTGTCCATGCCGCCAGCGCCAGCACGGTCTTCAATCTCTTGTTTGGCATTGCCAACATCACGAGCAGCAATAGAACGAGCTTTTAAACGCTCAGTTTCAAGCAAAGCTTCTCTTTGGTCCTTTAATGCTTGAAGCTGTTTCTTTTGTTCTTGTTCAAACTTGCTTCCACCTGTATTTTTGCCAAGGGCATCTTGAACAGCTTTAATCTGTCTATCAAGTTGAGAAATAACTTGGTCAGTAGTTTCTGGCTTGCCGATGTCCTTCAGCATGTTCCAGAAACCACTCAAACCATTGGTCAAACTTTCCCAAGCTTTTTCCAATGTACCTAACTCACGGCGCTGTGCAGCTAGTTGTGTGTTCAGTGCAATAGCAGCGACCTTTGCGGCTTCCTGTCGTTTGCCAGCCTTCTCAAGAGCTTCAATTTGTTTGTATTGCTCAAGCGTCAGAAAGTTCATTTCCTTGTTCAAGGAACGAGCGCCTGATGCAGTACCGTCTAAACCACTTGTTAGTTTTTCAGCAGCAGTCTTGGCATCTACGCCAGCAATCTGTGCATAAGTAATAACTGACTGAGTTACGGCGCTGATAGATGTTTCTGTAAACTTACCAGAAGCCACCACAGCATTCAATGCGTCTTTTGTCATGCCTAGCGAAGCATGAGTACGGTTACTAAGTTCATCGGAGAGCTTGTAGAACTTTTCTGTTGTAATGCCAGCGTAATTGCCGGTCAATGTCAGCGTATCTTTAAGCTTGTCAAACTCATCGCGACCAGAATAGGCTGCATAAGCAACAGTGCCTAAAGCGCCAGCAACACCGCCAAGCAGCAATCGCATTGGCGTGAGTACTTGACCGATGGCCTTGAACATATTGCCCAAGCCACCCATCACATCTTTTAACTGTCCACCCTGCTGAATCAAAGCAATCAATGGGCTTTGACCAGATGCAATCTGAGTAAATAAGTCGGTAGTCTGATAACCAAGCTGAATTTTCTGTTGCTCAGTCATCTCGCCTGTGACTCTTTTCATAGACGCTGCTTTAGCGTCATACGCTGCGGCTTCTTTAAGCAGCATGTCAGTCAGGGATTTCTCAGCCTTTTGGTAACGGCCAGCCTGAATCTCCCGTTCAATCATCTGAACTTTGGTCAGGGTTTTCCCGTAGTCTTCCGTGGCATAGCGAAGTTGGACTAAGTCTTTAGCGGCATTCTGAGAATCTCTAGCAACTTGATTGCCAAACTCTTTAAATTGCTTTTTAGCCGAGCTAATCTTTGTTTCAAGTTCGGCTGTGTCAACACCGAAAACTACACCAAGCCGCGCAATATTTTGACTAGCCATTATTTTCTCCGTCTACTTTGTTTAGCCATCTGATTGGCTATCAAGTCTTGCAAATCTCTCTTAAAGATATTCACAACTTGTTCTGCATTATCTTGCAAAGCTCTTCTTAAAAAAGGTTGTCCGGCAATCTTTTTTGTACCAAATTCTTGAGCCAAAGACACAGCACTTTTCTTGACCGAAACAACAGCAATGGCTGCATCAGTTTGATTAACAAGTACTGATTTTTTATCTGAGTTATTTGGAATACGCGCAGCCAATCTGACCGTATCGGCCATGTGAATTGGATTGCGTTCATCGCGGGGTTTAGTGCCTCTAGGAGCCGTTACCTGTACTTGGTTAGCCACAGGCTCCATTGCATGCTTTGCGGCGGCTACAAGGGTCTTATTTGCCATCTTGTCAGCCTGACCTATGTCCATCAATGCGGATAGCTGTAGTTCAAGGTCTTCCAACCCTTCAACAGTCCACATCTTATTAACAGGAACATAGGCCATTTCAAGCTTTCATTAACGCCTCCGAACCCGGTTTCATAGCAATAAAAGCCATCAAATTTTGATTTAGCTGTTCTCGCTTTTCTTGTTCCGTCAGAGGCGGGACAATGTACTCATGCGTAGATGGCAAAACATCTTTCATCTCGAAAGGCTTTGCCGTCTTCTGTATTTTCGAGTTTAAATTGCCTGTGGTCAAGGAGCTTAAAGCCAATAAAACAGCTTTATTTCCTATCATGCCGTCAGACAGCATAATCTCAATATTCCTCATGTCATCAATAGGAATAGTCTCAGGACACCCACCATGCGCGTATATGTACGCTCTGGCCTGTAGGCGAATGTCCCCTACTAGTTTCCCCTTGATTCCTTATAGCCGGGCTGAATAGCTTCGGAGATGGATTTGAGCAGTTCCATCTGAACTGACATGGGCCATTCGTCTTCAATTTCAGCGTAAGTAATATCATCCAAAGTGCCGTTCACAGGAACTAGCAGTTTGATGTATTCAACAATTCGGTTTTCAAACTGGATAATG